TTCCAAGGGGGTTCAGAAAATGTCCATCGATGATTGGCGATACAGTGACCAGAAAATGAAGGTCAGGGAACAAGCACTTAAAGTCTTGTTTGCAAAGTTTGGTTCTGCACTAGAAAAAGGATCTTCTAAATACTCAAACCAATCCATCTACGAGTGTGCTCAAGACTGGGTATCTCAGGGCAACATGCACACTGCAGGGATTGTAAAATATTACGAGGCATATTATGCAAAAAGTAATTAACGTATTAGCAGTTCTATCATTTGTAGGAACTGCAGGCATCATCGGTGGAGGAACGGTTGTTTATTTGCGTCGAGATGCTATCATTGAACAAGTAAAGGAAAACGTTGCCAAGGCAGCAACAGAGGCGATTGCAGGGGCACTTCCAGCAATGATGGATGCTGCTCTGCCTGAACTCCCTGCTGCTACTGGTGGTGCTATTCCTTCTACATCTGGTCCTTCCCTTCCTTTCTGACATGAAAAAGATTATTATGAGTCTGCTGGCAGCAGCTGCTATGTCTGCTCCAGCACTTGCTGATCCAATCAAAGAAGATGAGTTCTTCACTCCCCATGCTCAGGGGTGTATGTTGCTCCAAGAGTGTACCGATCATGTCCAAGAACTCAAAACAGTTTCCGACCTTAACAAGCATGAGGAACTGGTTGATAGTGATTACAGTGTTATTGCTGATGAGTTTAACTCTCTCGTCCGATCACTTAATGCGGTCGGAGCTAAAGTTTTTCTAGGTGATATGCGATATTTCCCAGTTGGTCATCGTGGGGTTTATCACACTGTAAGTAATAACTTCTTTCTGAATGTGGCACATATGCATCGTCCTGAAGTGGTGATGGCAGTGATGCGTCATGAAGGATGGCACGCTGCTCAGGATTGCATGGCAGGAACAATTGATAATAGTTTTATTGCTATTATTAAACCACAGGAGGAAGTTCCCAAGATGTATCAAGCAATCGTAAAGAGTGCTTATATGATGCAACCAAAGGCAATCCCCTGGGAGAAAGAAGCATACTGGGCAGGTCACACAGAGAATATGACCGCAGACGCACTTGAGTCTTGTGCAGCAGGAACTATGTGGACTGACTACGAACCCACACCTATGACTCGTGAATGGTTGGTTGAAAACGGATTCCTTTCTAAATAGAGTTGCCCTTGCTGGTCACTCATGTCTGAAGAAGTAAAGAAGGAAGAACCCAAAAAGAAAGGTCCTCTTGGCAGACTGAAAGATAAAGTTGAGGATGCTGACGAGCAATTAGCAGTCCTCAGCACCCTAGTAAGACTAGGTATTCTTATTTGGTCTGGTGGTATTCTTACTCTTAACTATGTGACCATCCCTGGTTTGCCACAGCAGAAGATCGATCCAACTTTTATCGCCAGTGTCTTTACTGGCGTTTTAGCGACGTTCGGCGTCCAGACGGCAAAGAAATCTAATGATGGTACTATGAAGATGAATGGTGCTAATGGTGCTGCTGCAGCAGGTGCAGCTGGTGGAATTACCAAAGCAGATCTTGAAAAACTGATTGCTGCTGCTAAAGAAACCGCACCTGCTCAGACCATCAGAGTAGAGCAAGGACCAATCAAAATCGTAACCGATCAACCTCCATACAAGATGTGACATGAAACCTTACCTTAAGTGGACTGCCATTAGTGTTGGTAGCATAGTAGCAATCGCACACATCGGTGTGTTGGGACATCTGGTCAGAAGAGAACCTGATAGAATTCAGGTTCCGACCATTAATATCCCAAGAGGCACACCGTATTCTTCTTATAAGATAGAAGCAGGTAAGGACGGATATACAATTGAATATAAAGCAAACGATCCTGCTATTCTTGAGTCACAGAGATCACTTATTCTTGACAAAGATAAGAAAGGATTGTTTGGTGGTGGAACTGAAAATAGAAGAGAATGGAGACGTGATCAATATACTGCAGAAGGAACTAGGAATATAGGAGGTGCCGCAGTAGACGGCGAGGGAAAGAGTGCAAAAGACATAGAGTGTATCGTGGCGGACGCTGGAGCACGGTCACAAGGTGCGATGGCAGGTAGTGCTATTGCTGCTGGCGTTGGTGCTCCTGCAGTAATGGGCATCCCTTATGTTGGATGGTTGGCTGCAGGATGGGTTAATCTCTTAGGAAATAAAATTGGATCTTCAGCAGGATCTCTGGTAAATTCTGCGATTAGTGATTGTTGATGAACTTTGAATTGACGATGGAGGAGTTCACAATCATACAGAATGCTCTCCATTACTATAAACATGTTGAGAAACGAGGACATTTTGCACAATACGATGTTAATCGTATAAATCAATTGAGAGACAAATTGTCTTATCAAATGATTCCTAGCATGAATAGTAAAGATGGAACTGTTCCTTCGCCCCCTCGCGGATGTAAATGATGTAACTTGGAGTATTGTGATTTCACTACTAATACTCCTTGCTGGCGTTAGTTATTACATATATACAATTATGAGTATGGCATTCAAGGAGTTGGACGATGAGCGATCTAACAAATAAAGATGCAGAGCAGGATACTAAGATTGCTGTGATGGACAGCACTCTAGAGAATTCCATTCGTCGCATCGAAATGGTTCATAAACGTGTTGATGACACGAATGAAGAAATTGAAAAACTCCGTGAAAGGGTCCGTAAACTTGAACGTTGGGTGTGGTCTGCTGGTGCTGTCATCACTGCCCTTATAACTATTGTTGGAATAGCAGATGCATTAAACGCAAAGGAGATCGATTATGGGCGCAATGGTTCCTCCCAACAGGAAGTCGTGTTACAACTTCCGAGTAGTTGAGATTAACAGAGTTCTTGATGGTGACACAATTGATGTCACAATCGATTTAGGATTTGATCTCTTTAAGAAAGAAAGAGTAAGAGTTGCTGGTGTAGATACCCCTGAAAAACGCACAAGAGACCTAGAGGAGAAAGCCCTTGGAATCGACGCAACCAACTGGCTCAAAGAAAAACTGGAAGGGGCGTTGGCTGGTGATGATGATCTTGTTATCCGTACTGAACTTGTCGGCGGTGTTGGGAAGTATGGCCGTCTTCTTGGGTGGTTATACCTTGGGGATGCAGCATTGTCACTCAACGAAGCAATGATTGAGGAAGGATATGCGTGGGCATATGACGGTGGTACTAAGCAAAAAGATTTTGAGGAGTTAAGAGAAATCAGGAGAGCACACGGCACCTTGGTTGAGTAATGCCAATTCCTGATATTCGACTTGATAATGTAAGAATACGTGACGTTGTAATCTATGATGTGCCAAAGTGGTTATCAACAGATCCACCACAAGCAGTCCCTACCCGTGCTCCAGTTACTATGGAGGTAGGGACTCCTATTGTTAATATTCCTGGTTGCGTTGAGGCACACAAAGACAACAAGGAAAATGTAAACTTAAAGAATGAAGATGATAAAGGTGTTATGACCCTGTGTGATGCAGGTACACCTTATTACTCTGCTATTGATTATGATAGAAATAAGATTGTATTAGAACAGGAACCACCTCCACCACCCGCATATAAACCACCACCAAAACCAGAACCACCAGAGACAAAAACTCCAGGAGTTCCAAAGCAGACGACTCCAGAAAAACCTGAGTGTCCTACAAGGGCACAGCAGTTAAAGGATCCTGTAGGAAAGATTGTAGAAGGTAATAGAAAGATTGTTGCATACGAACAAGTCGGGAAAGAATGTCTCCCAGTATTTGAGACACTTTCTATTCCCGACCAGATCGTTCAGAATATACCGTCAGCAGGTATGGTAACTACGACTGCTTCTATCGCCGTTGTGGCAACGTCGTCGGCACTGCTTGCAAAACCTCTTGCTGATCTTTTGTTAAGAGTGGTGAAACCTGCTGTGAAGAAAGTCCTGAAGAAGGTTGCGACCTTACGGGGTAAGAAGATCCCGCCACAGTCCTCCTCTGAGAGGATTGCTGAGCAGCGTCAGAGGAACCAGGCTGTGAAGGCACTGAGGTCGGTTCGACCGCTGAAGAAATAGGTGGAATAGTATGTGCGTGTGGTTTGATGTGAGTTACATTTTGAACCACTACATCAGCACATACTTTCGCATAAGGACTTCTGGGATGAAAACGAATTCCTTTCTGCAATAATTCACCACAATTTTTAAGTCTCGCAAGTTCAAAGTCTAATCTTTTATTCGCAAGTAACTGCCCTTGTAGTGCGATCTGTGTTTCTGCTGCTTGCTTACAACGTGCCTGCAATCCACCGTCAAGAGGTAGAGAAAGTGTTGCAGAGAGA